TTTTTTATCTTCAAAATCTGCATCGTTGTAGCCTGAGCCCGGAGGCGCGGTAACTGTATCTAATAAAACAATATCATCTTCGGACATACCATGCACCGAAGGAAAAGTTATTGTAACGGTAGGTTGACTTGCAGTTGTAGAAAAATCACAACCTGCAATGGTCTTATCAATGGGATGAATATCGGTATATTGTCCCCCGGAGTAGACGTATAAAATTCTATTGGTTCCTATGGCAGCATATTTAACACCTGCATTATCATCAAAATGATGGAGGGCTCTTGCAGCTCCCGTCAGATTATCGCCACCTAATTGAGCCCATCCCCCTATTTTTTCAGGGGTACCATATCTAAAACGAACGTAATCACCGCCTGTCCACTGGCCTTCTGCCCCGGTAGCAGTAACTTGTTTATTAAATCCTGGTAAAAAATTAACCTTTTGTAGCATAGAAAAAATCCTGTTTATAAGGTTTATATCAGATCCATAGGAAATTCAAATGGTTAAAGTAAGGGGAGGGTGATTGGTGGAGTCTCCCCCTACAAGCTTACTATATCAGATAGGACTATTTTCTCAAGTCAAATCAGAGTTATTTTCTATAGTAAGACGGTAGTCCTAAAAACTCTCTTCTATCAAACTTATTTTCTTCTGCTCTTGGTGATCCTTTTTTATTATAATGTAAAAAAACTTGTATATAATTTTCGCCATAAAAAGCTTCTCTCCAATGTTCTATCTCCTCGCCTTTATATAGCATTAAATCACCGGGTTCTAATTCAATAGGTGTTCCATCTTGATTCTGTTTTCCTGATGATTCAGCAAAAATAGGCCAATCTTTATCTTTATAAAGATTAAGTGTTGCTGATATTTCACATGAATATCTATCCTTATGTCGTTCTAAAGCATCACCATGTTTATATATTCTTAAATATGAATACGTGGGAACTACTTCCATGCCAGTTTTTTCTTTAATAATTTCAGATCCTCTCTCTAATAAAGTTTCAGCACATATGTCAGCGTACTGTGAATAGGTATTGGGAACTTGTGAATCACCGTCTATTTTTCCCCACTCTTCTGCCGCTCTAGGAATTTGATTATCTTGTATTAATCTAGTTACTACTTTTCTTTTTAAGAAAAGATAGTCGGATATAAATTTCATTAGTTCTTTCGAATAAATATCTCTAATAACGTGTATTTTTTCTTTATCAAGATTTATCATTCATAACCTTTCTACATTGTAAATTAAAAGCAAGGGTATATCTTGGTTCTTCCTGCTTGTAAACATCGACTAAATGCATTTCATTGGCAAGAAACACAATCATCTTACCTCTTTGGGGCTTGATTTGTTTTCTATATTTCGGAAAATAAGTTCCCGGTTCTTTCTTATCAAGAAAAACATTAGTAGAAATGTGAGTAGCTCTAATTTTATTGCTATTGTTTAAGTGCCAATGATTTCTTACATACTCATTTTTACTTAACATATTTCCCCATGCATCAAGAATTTTAAATTTATTGGCTCCTTCAAAACCATTTTTATCTGCAAACTTAAATAGTACAAAAGAAATATCATTCAATAAAGTATGAAAATCTTTATCTTCAACAAAAAAATTATAGTTAGTCATACCTCCTCTAACATTTGTTTTTTTATACATATCAGGGTTGATATTATTTTTTATTTTATCTTCTATCCTTTTTAACACTTTTTCATTATGATAATTAATAACTAACATATCTTTTTCTAAAAAAGAAAAGGTAACTGGTTTTACGCCTCCTATTATCTTCATGTAAAAGTAGGACCTACTTTCCAAATAACTAATGATTTTCTAGTTCCTTCTGTAACTGGAGAAACTTTGTGTGTTAAAAAAGAAGGAAATACTACTAAAGAACCTACACTATTTAATTCTTCAGCCTTATGCTCAACAGTATTTTTACCATCTATCCACTTAAAATTAAAATCACCACCTTTATAATTTTTAGGATCTTCTAATAAAAGAGAACAGCTTAATTTTCTAATAGTATTTTCAAAATTAATATCATCACTATCATTTACAACCTCGCCACCGTCTGTATGCCAGTCATAAAATTGATCTTTATTATACAAAGTATATTGAGTATCTTCATATACAGTCGTTCTAAAGTTCCAGTTTGCTTTTTCGTTAGCAATATCAAAATATTGGTTTATATATTTATATATCCAAGGAATATTTAGCCAAACTACATTTGAATCTCTTATTTCTTGTAATTGAGGTAAATCTTTTTCAGCGCTATAACCGCTAGTGACGCCAATTTGTGGTGTTTTATTTTCTGCAACTTTAACAATTTCCTTACAAATTCTTTTTGGTATAGCATTTTTAAAATACCAATATTTATATTCAACTAGCATATTTTTTCTTTCTTTCTTTATATCAGACTAAACTTAATTGTCTAGAATCCACGACATATTTGATATAAATCAACTAGACTTAATTGTCTAGAATCCAGGACATAGTTGTATAATCAAACTTGTAATTATTTTGATCTGCACTCCCACTCTGTTTTTTACCAGTCCACAAACCTCTTGCTTCATTCCACTCTTTATTCCAAGGGGGATATGTAACTACATCATCAATTGTTTCTGTGTAATAAGTCTGATCTTCTGCATTAAACCAACCTTGAGGTGGCATCCAGTCTGCATAATCATACATAGGAGATGAAGATTTATCATTAACTACCCATGAAGGATAAGGTTGTGGTTCATGAAATTTATCATCAGAAGAATTATAAATATCTCCGTTTTCTGGATATCTTCCTCTAAAAGAACTATTAATAGAACATTGTTTCCAATAAGTTGAAGGATAATTTTCAACTCCTCCAAATTGTTCAGCTAATATTAAATCTTTAGGAGTTAAATTAGATACAAATGTTTCAGCCTGAGCAGATAATTCTCCCCCATTAGCATCTACATCTTCGTTAGATATAACTACCGTTCTTAAAACTTTGTTGTTATCTGTTCTTATTTCAGAAAAATGAGCCATGATTAATTCCAGAGATCCTCTGTCTCATAATAGAAAACATCATTCATTGTGTAAACTCCATTAGCAGGATTATCGGGGACTGCAACGTATCTTACAATAACTCTACCAGAGCCACCACTACCACCGCTACCTGCGACTGCTCCTCCACCTGCACCACCGCCAGTGTTAGTTTGACCGTTTTGTCCAGTTCCGGCCCAGCCGTTTCCGCCTGCGCCTCCACCGCCGCTGCCGCCGCCACCGCCGTTACCGGGGTGTTTAGTGCCACCGCCGCCACCAGATAAAGTAGCAGGGTAAGTTGAAAATCCTCCTGGAGTAGCTTTACCACTTCCGCCAGAGCCACCTGTGCCACCTGCAGAATTTCCTGCAGCTTGTGCTCCACCGCCGCCACCACCGTTATCATAACCTCCGCCGCCTGCGGCTCCGTTATTACCAAAACCATATGTACCTGAATCTCCTGGTCGACCTGGTTGTGTAGCAGTTCCTGCTGAGCCAGATTGTGCGCCTCCGCCACCAGAACCTCCTGGAGATCCTGAACCATTATAACCACCACCAGAGCCACCGCCAACAGCAGATAAAGTACCAAAAGCAGATGCTGCTCCAGCGCCACCGACAGTTACAGAAACAGAAGATTTAGGATTAGGATAAGTGGCCGGTGTCGAAATTAAACCGCCTCCGCCTCCTCCTCCGGCTCCATCACCACCAGCGTTTCCACCGCCGCCGGTTAGAAAGACTTCTAAATATGTATTGAGGATTGTTCCACCGGGATTGAAAGTACCTCCCGAGGTAAAATTAGTTTCGCCACCAGGTATTGCTTTCTGCACGACGTTAGTTGTACCTTTAAATCCGCCATTACTAGATTGAGCAGCTGCTTCACTACCTAAAGGACTGAGCTGTGACATAATCTAAACCTCCTATGCGTCTGTCAATAATTCAAACGTGATTGTAAGATCTAGGTCCCCAGATGCACTTGCGTTAGCTTGTAGGTTATCCCCTTCTCTTAAATAAATAGGAGTATCAGAAATTACTAAAGAAGCATCTGCTGGTACTGAAATTGTTTTTGCTAAATAAGTTGTTGCGTCTGCTCCAGTAACTGTTGTGTTTGTAAAACTTTGTGAAGCTGTTACAATTGCTACATCAACGTCCGCTGCACTTGAGCCGTCAACATTTGCTACCATGATTCTATTAATTTTTAAAAGATAGCCACTATCAGGATCTATTAAATTAACCAGTCCACCAGTAGGTAGATTCCATCCTAATGTTCCAGCTGTGATTCCTGTTACTGCTACTATATTTGGGTTTGCCATAATTTATCTCCTATGTTGTTATTACCCGAAAACCATTGCCATTGCAATAGCTTTTCCTACTGTCGCTAAAGGTGAGCCAGCAGCTTGTACTGAACCGCTCCCTTTTGGTACTAAATTAATACCTATATTAGTAGAGCCGCCAGTAGCCGTAAATGATGGATCATTTAACGCCGCGGCATTAGCGTAAGTAAGCTCATTGACAGCTGATCCTGTAGCCGTCAATATAAATAATTCATTGCCACCCGTATCTAAAATAGAAGTGCCAATTTTTGGTGAAGTTAAAGTTTTGTTTGTTAAAGTCTGTGTTCCAGTAAGAGTTACATCTCCATCTGCAAAACCAGTGTCAACTATATCTGGATTTGTCACATCATTCGCTGTTGCGTAAACAAGTACTGTATCTCCATTAGCAATGGCAACACTATCGCCACTACCTGAAACATATTTAAATGTTACTACTTGTGAACCCGTAGTTGCATTTTTGATTATATAAAATTGTTGAACGTCTAAAGGAATAGTTACATTTCTACCTGCTGAAAGTGATCCTGTTAATTCTATAATTCTATGTGCAAGAGTTGCACCTGTTGATCCATCAGAAACAGATAAATCTGTATCAGCTCCATCAGTCACTGCTTGTGTTGTATAACCACCAGAAATCTGCTCCATGATATTCCAGTTTGTATTTGTTAACGTCCCCCATGTACCGGCTTTTTCGCCAGTTGTCATAAGTTGAACGCCTAAACCTGTGTAATTTGATGACATAATCTCCTCCTTAAGCTGAGTGTTCTACGTATGTATAAGAGGTATTTCCAGTTATGTCAACATTTTTATAATGTAGTGGAGAGACTCCCCCAGAACCTAAAGATCCACTCATTTCAAATCCTGAAATTCCAATTGCCATATCGGTAACAGTCGTAGTTCCTAATGACATAGTTCCAGCGAGTCCAGTTAATCCTATTGCCATGTCAGCAACAGTAAGGGAACCAAGGGATCCTGTAGCTTCTATACCAGTAACATCAATTAATTCAGTATTAGTGGCAACTGCTGTACCTAGACTCAACGTACCTTCTATGCCAGTTAACCCATACGTCATCTCATGACTAAGAGAACCTACACTTCCTGTCGCTAATAAACTTCCTACTCCTTGAGAATGATCTGCTCCATTGTTAATATTTGGAACTCCTAATCCTGCTGACATGGCTGCCGGACCGGTGATATCAAAAATCATGTCTAGTCTGCTAATTGTAGGTGTGCCTAGACTTGCTGTTGCTTCTATACCTGTAAGTGTGACAATAGATAATTGAGTTGTGGTAAGTGTTCCTAGTGAACCTGTAGCAGCTATTCCAGTTGGTATAACCGTGGTAGTATTTTGTCCCCAGTTACCAGTACCCCATTCATCTCTGCCCCAACCGTCTTCTGCTTGAGCATAAGCTAAGGTTCCTAAAGCTCCTGTCATAGACAGGCCTGTAACAGCAACAACGGGACTATAACTGTCGCCCCAAGGCTCACTGCCCCATGTATCTCTGCCCCAACCTTGTTCTGCCGCGGAAACGAGTTCACCAACGCTACCCGTCATGGATAGGCCAGTTAAAGTTAAAGTGTAATTATTTTGATTTCCCCAATCACCCTGTCCCCAGGTTGTTCCGGATTCTCCCCAAGAATTAGCCATAAGGATTTACCTCCCTACGACGTTATTCTTATGATCGCTGAGCTAGAGTTGTTAGCTGGGAATTGAATTGTGAATGTTCCAGATGAAACTGTTTTGTTTCCTCCAAAATCAATGGTGCAAACTGATCTATTAGTAGTGAAACCACTTAGTACATCTGTATTATAAATTAAACATCCTCTTGCTGTGAAAGAAGCTGATGTCCATGATGTATCTGAAAAATCTGTAAAAGCCGTTACTGTGCTTTTATCTGTTCCAGTGTTCGTTAGAGCATTTCCTCCAGCACTATAGCCACTTCCTGAAACCTCGTCACTAGCGCTGTAAACAGTTGTTGTCGTTCCCATAGATGCGCTATCATCATACAATGCAATTTTAAAAGCGTCGCCTGCTGGTGTATCACCGGATGCATTAAAGTTATGTCCGGCTTGTAATAATTCTTCCTTAAAAGTATTTGTTAGTACTGATGCTATTGCCATAATTTTATTCTCCTATTACGGTGACGGAGAGTTGACAGGTATTCTAACAGTTCCGTCAGTATAATCGTCTCTTCTTCGTCTCCCAATTTGCACTCCTGCAAACTTTTGTACTTCTTGTTTATATTTATTTTCGTATAATGTCAACATATCCATAGGACCTTTTAAAAATCCATAAGCTTCAACTAAAGTAGCATATAATAAGCCCTGTGGAAAGTACTGACTAACATAATTTCCAGATGTTTTAGTCACTAAACTTTGAGGTACCATATCATAATATATTCTAAACATATAATTAGCATCTGGTGTAGGCGCTACATATAGGCCTCCTGAGGTAGTGGATGAAGTGCCAGTGGCACCCCCAAACATTGCATAATACTTAGGAAATCCTGTAACATCTTGACCAGTTTGACCTCCTGAAGGACCTGTTTCTCGGTCAACATATTCAGTTAAATAAGTCTGGTCTTTTTTAATTAACCATTCACCAGGACCAGTGCTTGCAGTAGTACTATTAAAAACTTTTAAACCTCGCACAAATACGGTTCCAGTAAGTCCCTTTGTACCTAGTCCAGGAACATTTATTGTATTATCATCAATAGCTAAATTTCCTTCGCTAGTATATCTATAGGCATCAATTGGAACATCATAAAAAATTCTAAATTCTGCATTTTCTATAAATCTACCTAGAATAGCACCAGTTAATACATTTGAATCTACTTCAGTATAATTTCTAATGTCAGTTTCTAATGCTGAGAGTGTATATCCGGCCATTACTTAATAGCCTCCTGACAACTTGCACAACTTTTTTTAAATCTTTTGTGTGTACCACACTGTGTGGGTTTTGGTTTAGGTGTTGGCTTAACTGTTTCTTCTCCTACATTTTCTGGGAGTGCCTTAGAAGTTTTTCCGAAAAATTTTTTCCATAATTTTTTTAAATATTTAATCATTATCCCCTCCTTTGATTAACAGGTCCTATTACGCAACTAATTCCACCGCCTGTCTCTGTTGTAGATGCAGCAGAAGGCAAAGTCAACGTAAAGCTATTATATTGAGTTACTGTGGATGGTACCCCAGCTTGTTTAACTGTAGTAGGAACTCTTGAAACAATTGTATGAGATCCAAAAACCTCAGCTCCGCTGCTATGGGCACTAGCTGTAGTAGAAGTAGGAGTATATCCTCTATAAGGAGCAGCTGTTCCTCGTGTACATCCTGTTAAATCATGACTTGATTTTCCTGTGTATTGAACAGTTTCATTTACAAATTTTCCTATCAATAAAGGGTCAGTAATTGTTCCTGCATCAAGAT